TTGCAGTGGGACCGAGTTGAACACGGTCGAGAAGGAGTTGATCGGGAGAAGTGCCTCGCGGAGCGCGATGAGGGCGCTGTCGAGGACGACATTCAGTTTAAGTTCGGAGCTGATGGTAGTTGCCATTTTAGTGGGTGGTTTGGATTAGGTGGTGGTTGGGTTCGGTGATTGGTGTGGTGTCAAACGCCATGCAGTCTCGAGTGGGCTTCGAGGGCTTTGCGGTTGGCTCGGAAAATCCGGGTCTTGTCGGCGCCGGTGGAGTTTTTCCACTGGTCGTAAATCGATCCGGAGTCTTGCACTTGGTCGACGGCGGGGACGACGCGGGCAGGTGAGAGACCGAGGGAACGCTCGAGGCGGTCGAGGTCTTCGCACTTGGTGGCGAGTTCGCCCTTCACGAGGTCGAGCTTGGACTCGATCGCTTTGGCGTGAGCTTCGGCGGCTTCGGCACGGGCGATCACTTCGTTGTATTTGGCGAGGATCGCGTCGGCTGCGGTGGCTTTCGCTTGAGGCTCAGAGGCATACTCTTCGTCCTCTTTCTTCGTCGCCTCTTCCGTGGTCTCTTCTTCGGGTGCGCTCATGGCGGAGGCCATGGATTGCAAACGCTCGGAGAGGGTGACTTTGCTTTCGTCGTCGAGGTCGGCGGACTTGGTTTCGACTTCGTCAAGCGAGGCCAAAATTTCAACAAGCAAAGGGGTCGGCTCGTTTTCGACTTTTTCGGTTTCGGTTTTTTCGGGTTCGGGATCCATAGATTTTGCCTTGGCGAAGGTGTCAAATCGGGCGCGGAGTTGGGCGGGGGTTGCGGTGGCTGCGGCGGCCACGCCTTCCTCGATGGCGTCGGCGAATCCGAGGGCCACGGCTTCGACGGCGTCCAGCCATGTTTCTTCGTCCATCATTTGGGCGATGCGGTCGGCCTCCATGCCGGTCTTGCGGACATAGGCGTTTCGGAGGGAGTCTTTGAGTTTGTCGAGGAGAGCGGCTTCGCGGCGGAGCTGGTCGCTGTCTCCCATGCTGACGGTCCACGGGTTGTGGATCATCATCAGCGCGTTGTCGGCGATGTAGACGGGAGCGCCGGCCATGGCGATGACCGAGGCCATCGAGGCTGCGAGCGCGTCGATGTGGACGGTCAGCCCGCCTTTGTGGCGGCGAAGGGCGTTGTAGATTGCCGTGCCTTCGACAACACTTCCGCCAGGGGAGTTAATCCGGAGATGGATGTGTTGGCCGTCGAGCTTGCCAAGGTCGGCGAGGAATTCTTTAGAGCCTGAGCCGAAAGCACCGACCTCATCATAGAGATGGATCGTTGCTTCGCCGTTGTCGGATTTTTCCAGAGCATAAAATTTCGGAGTGGGTTGTTGGTTCATGGTTCGATGGGTGTTGAATCTTCGGGGAGAGGTGGCGGCGTCGGTTCGTCTGGATTGGCGAGCGCGTTGGTGAGAGTGATCGGGCTGCGGATCGGGTTTTCGTTCCACTCGCTGAGGACTTCCTCGCCCATGACGGGCAGAGCCAGCATGGAGCGGACGGAGCTTTCGACTTCTTGCGAGGGAGTGATGACTCCGGCGCGGACGGCTGCGCCGATGGCGTCGAGTTTTTCTTTGGCCTGCATGTCGAACATTTCGCCTTCTTGGAGTTGAGGTTGATCTTCGGAGTCGTCGGCATCCGGCTCGGCGGGTTGTTGGGCGGCGATGCCGTTGCGGAGGGAGTTCGGGAAGACCTGCGAAACATCGAGGCCGAGGGCGTCGCACTTGGCTTTGCGGCGGAGGTAGGTATCGATGACATCGTCCTCTTCCTCGGTGGCGCGGAGGCCGAGCATGTTGTAATATCGGGTCGGGGAGAGGTGGCCTTTGTCGAGTTGCTCGCTGTAGGCGCGGGCGTCGCGGCCGCTGTCCACCGTGATCTTGCGCGGGGCGAGCCATTCGTGGCGCCACCAATCATCGCCGGGGTATTCGAGGCGACCGGCCTGCATTTCATGCCAGAGCCAGTATTTGTAGAACGGTCGGCAAAACTGATCGATGACCTGCTGCTGGAGTCGCTCGAGGAAATTCTGGGTGACTTCCAAAACGGCGCGTTGCTCAGTGCCTGCGAGGCCGACATTGACCATCATCGCTTCGGGCGGGAGGCCGATGGCGAAGGCGACATCCGAGCGGAGGGCGCGCATTACGGCTTCGTAGGTCTGGCCGGGAATGTCGTTTTTAAAGGCTTCGAGCTTTTCGCCTGGCTTGAGGCGCGGGAGGAGGATGCCGTTCGGGAGGTCGCTGGTGGTGAGGTCGCCGACTTCGTTGCTGGTCGTTTTCATGCCAGCGCCGAGGCCAATTTTGGCGACTTCGGTGGATGTCACCATGTAGCCGATCTGAGCGCCTGCTTTGTAAGCGCCCTTCACGAATCCGTTGATTTCGGAGATGTCGCGGAGGTTGGCGGCGGCAGAGTGAAACCACGAGACGCCACGAGGTTGGCCTTGGCGGCGGATGTGGCGGAAATGGAGGATGTCTTCGGCAGGGACGCGGAGGCCTTCTTCGCTGTTGAGCGTGTAGGCGGTCGGCGCGCCGTAGCGGTCGAGGATGACGCCGTCGTGCGAATCGCTCGCGAATGATCCGGCACCGCCGATGGACTCGCCGCCGAGGAAACGGACGCGGGCCGCGCCTTCTTTGGTCTGGAGGAATTGCGCGAAGAAGTCGCCGTCGATGGCGACCTGGCGAAGGATGAGACTTTGGGCGGTATAAAAATTTACCTGTGCGCCGGCGTCGAATGCCCACGCCTCGGCGCAGTTTCGATCTTCAAAATACTGATCGACCTTTTTATTCCACTCGGTGTTGCTGGTCTTTGGCTGAACGACGATGCCGGTTCCGATGGCGCGCTGGGCGAGGTGTTCGACAATGTAGGTGGCTTGGGGGGCGTTGTTGTAGAGCCAGCGCGAGACCTTGAGGATTTCAAGTCGGCTGTGCGCGGTGAGTTCGCGTTTCGGGTCGGTCGTCGGGACCCAAATCAAGCCACGGTTTAGAGAGGGCTGGGCGGCCTCGAACGCGGCGGCTTTGGCGTCGAGCTTGCGGGGGCGGCCTGCTCCGGGGCGGGTTCCTCCCCATGAGGAACTTGATTTTTTTGATTTCGCGGACACGCCCGAGGGCGCGTGTCAAATGGCGGTGCCGTAGCGGGAGCGGTCGGCGATGTTGAAAAGTTGGCGGCCGTTCGGGCCTTCGGAGAGGATTTCTTCGAGGGCTTGCAGGAGGAGCCATTTCGGAAACGAGACCTGTCCGCTGGAGGCGGTGCCGTCGCCGCTGATGGATGTGATCGTGACTTCCTCGGACGCAGAAAGAAAAGCCGCGTCGGCGAGCGCCTGGAGTTCGGAGGTGTTCTTGGTGCGGCGGAGGTAGCTTTTAACGCCGGAGATTTTGTCGAGGTCGGTCACGCCTCGGCGGGCGTGTCAAAGAATCAGCGGTTTAACCACAGAGAGCACAGAGGACACAGAGGGGGAGGAATTCAAAGGCGGGACTCGATGTATTTCCCGCGTGACTGATCGCCTCGCTGGCGGTCGAGCTTGTCCCAGCTTTCGGGTTGCATCGACACGGATCGCGTGACGGCGGTGCGGCCTTTGGCGTTTTTTGATTTCGCGCCTTTGGGGCGGCCCGATCCTTTGCGCGGGCCGCCGTGGGTGGTGGGCTTTTTCATTCCCAGAATTTTCCGGCTTCGAACACATCCTCGCAAATGCGCTGTATCGCGTCTTCAATTTCGGCTTGTTCGTCGCGCTCCTCGTTGAGCGGGACGCCTGTGACGCGGATGCCGTTGTCGCAGGAGTCCTCATTGAGATGTTCGACCTCGGCCTCTGGGTAGGTTTTTGCAATCTCTCGGTCGATCTCGGCGCAATAGTTGCGCAGTGAAAGCTCGGCCTGCTCGGGGGTGCAGGTAGCATTGGGGTCGAGGCTGTCGGTGGTGGTGTGGATTTGGATTTTCATTTTTTCAAGCGGGTGGAGGTTTTGAGGTTGTGGGCGATGAGAAGGCTTTCGGATTTTTCGATGGCGAAGGTCAGTTCCTCAAGCGTGTTTTTCAACTGCTTGCCGAAAATGACGAGATAAGACAGGGCGTTGTAGAGTTGTTTTTCTGAGGTTTTCATTTTTGTCGTGTTGGGTGGGTTGTTAGGCGAGGCAGTCTTTGCAAGAGCAAGCGATCACGCCGGTGCGAGCTTCATCGCGGAGTTCCTTCATCGTATCGAAGCCGCGAACATGGCACCCTGGGTCGTATTTAAACTGATACCCTGCTGGCAGGTTTAGAATGTAACCATCGGGGTCCGGGTCGATGTCTTGCTGGCGGAGTTTGTAGCGGGTGGGTTTTTGGATTTTCATTTTGTTGGATTGGTTGGTGGCGCGGGGATTAGGCTATAAGTTTCACTCGTTCATGTTTGTAAGAAGCTACGCAGTGCGTGCCTTCAATTATTGCTTTGGCGATTTCTTTGGCATGAGTTGTGGGTGTTCGCTCATGGCCTGGGCCAGTGCAATTTATAAGCGCAAGTCTGCAGGTTGTTTCTATTCCGGTCAGTTTGTTTGTTGTGATTGTAAGAATCACGCCGGACTCTATTTCAGAAAGTCGAACAGACTTCCTGGCTGCTTCTGCGATAGTGTTTGAAAGTTCAATGATATTCATTTTTTTCGTTGGTTGGTGGCGCGGGGATCGAACCCGAGCCGGGTGGAGGTTAGGCGGTTATGGTGTTTTCTTTGCCGCTCGTAATAACGACAGCTTGGCGCTCTGCGCCAAAAACTGTAATCGGCACATCCAACTTCACGAAGTGAATGTATGAGTCATTCATTGTATGGGGACGGCCATAATCAACAATTCCGCTGTATTTTTCTCCGTAGTATTCGCCTGTGACCTTTGTTCCGATTTCGTAGATGTTCATTTTGTCGTTTTGGTTTTTGGTTTTCGTCTCTGGCGTGGTGCCTTCGATCTGGGATGACAATCTCACGAACTTGAATTCTCGTCAACAACTTTTTTTCAAGAAAGTGAAAATAATTTTGGAGGCTTGCGGAGCCGCTTAAAACCTAGCTCGGCGGGCGGGGGTCATTTCGGTGAGCGCACCGAGATGATCAGTTTTTTAAAATGTGCCATGCCACATGGCAGAGTTTCACGGCGTCCATGTAGTGATCTTGCGCGACGGATTTCCATACGAACTCTTGGCCGGTTGCGGTCTTGCGGGGAACGAGGCGCTGGCCGCTCATGCCGCGTAGGAAGTCCTCGGTGGTGTCGCGCGGGATGGCGAGCGGGGGCTTGCCGTTGCGGATGCGGTCGATGAAGAGTTCCGTTTTGATGGCGTGGTCGACGAAGGTGTAGAGCACGACGCCGGGGAAGTCGTCAATGACGGTGCGCCCGATGCGGCTGCCGAAGGTTGCTCCGGAGCCTTTGGCGGCGTGGAAGAATCCGGCGCTGGTTTGGCAGGCGGTGTAAACTCGGAAGGTGGCGTAGCCGCTGTCCAGCATGCCGCACTCGGGGCGGACTTCCTGCCCGCTGGGTGTGCGGTAGATGCGGCGGGGCGAGTCGGCCAGCAGGTCTTCGATGGTCAAGGTCGTGCCGTAGTCGAGGACATAGCTCTGGCCGTTGGCGTCGAAGGCGACCGTGGTCCAGTGCTGCTTATCCTGGCCGATGTCGGCGCAGGTGACTATGTGCGCTGGTTCGATCGGGCAGGTGCCGCGCGTGTAGTCGCCGCGGAGGCTGAGAATGTTGGCGTCGCCGATGCTGGTCTCGACCTGCTCCCACGGCATGGCCATCGTGCTGTTGGTGAAATCTTGCAGGCCGTTGAGCGTGTCCTTGTCGCGGAGGAATTTCACGGCGAGCGCGCCGAATGTGCAGGAGCGCCACGGCGCGTAGAGGGAATTTAGGTGGAAGCTGCGGAAGCCTCGCTGTGCGCTGGGGTTGGTGGCTTGCCACTTGCCGTCTTGGAGGGCTTCGATCTTCTGGCCGTCGTTCCACTCGCCTTGGCACCGTTGGCAAATGTAGTGGGCGGATTCTTCGACTTGCGCCATGTTCCACTTGCCGGCCACTTTCGCGTCGGTGTCCCACTTGACCTGTTCCCACAAAAGCTCGATGCGCTCGTGGCAGTGAGGGCACTCGAGCATGAATTTCTCCTGCGTGCCTTTCTGGTATTCCTGCCATATCGCGCCGTCCGGCGTGGTGGGCGTGCTGGTCTTGACGCGAAGCGCGCCGACGAAGGACTTGGTGCGGTTCTCTGCGAGGAAAAGGGCAGAGGTTTCTTGGTCTGTCTCGCGGGCGAATTTGTCCACCTCGTCCATGAGGAGGAGTCCGGCGGGGCGGCTGGCGAGGTTCGCCGGGGAGTTGCTGCCGACGAAGACGAGCGAGCACCGCGAAAAATGCTGCTCGAGGTTTTTGAATCGGTGC